TCATCTTACGGATACCGGCATCACCGATGTCAGTAGCACCACCACCAGAGGCAGAACCATCAAACAAGGTAGTACCGTCACCACCGATAACAGCCTTTTCCCACAAGGCTGCACCAGTACCACCTACGGTACCGCCCTGCAGTGATTCAGCCTGTGCAAACAGGTCAGAGTCAACACGGGTAGCCAGTGCATAACCAGCATCATCAGTGTAGAAACGACGCAGGGACTGCAGTGCCTGTACTTCAACGATGTCCTCAATGAGTACTGAATACTCGTAGTGGCTGTTGATAGATACCTGTACTTCAGAGTGTGACGGGGCAATCAGAGTTACCTGAGCACCTGCACCCTTAGCAGAAGCTGCACCACGAGCCGGAGCCGGGATGTGAACGGTGTCACCCTTCTTGCCCTTGTGGGACATACGGGTAACGAGATTAGCTAGGACAAGATTCTTCTTGTAACCAGCAATTACTTCATCAGACCACAGTTCCGGGATGAACTTGTCAGCCACGGTCTTAGTGGTGTTATTAGTACCAAGTGCCATTTTATTACTCCAATATCAAGTAGTTATTACTTGACCCGGCCTTCTGCATACGCTGCAAGAATTTCATCCTGCAAAGTTTCATAACGGTTCGGGTCCGTTTGTTTCAATCTAATCAGGTCGGCCCTACGATAAATCTTTTTGCCGGCCTTAGCTTCACCAGAACTTCTACCCTCGGACTTAGCACCCTTGAGTGCTTCCCTACGGTTTGCTTCCTGTTCAGCCTCAGCTTCCTTTGTCTTGTTGATCATGGAACGTTCTTTCCATGTAGACAACAATTCATTGGCAGCATCAAAGTCATAAGAATCCGCTTGCTGAAACAATTGCATACGAATCTTTGACCCTTTAACCCAGTCCTGAAAAGCAGTATCCTGTACTACATCCATAAAATCTGGATGCGTGGACTGAAGTTTCTGCATTGCAGCTTGTGCCTTCATAGCGGCTGCTTGAGTTTCAACTTCTTTCAGACGAGGATCTTTCTTAAGTAACTGTTCAACAGCCTTCTTCGGATCTTCGTAGAAATCCACTTCTTCTTCAGGTTCAGGTTCCTGTTGATTTACCTTACTACGTAGAAATTCATCTGCCAGCTTACGAAGTTCACCTACTTCTTGTCCCTTGCGTCCCAGTTCTTTTTCAAGGTTTGAGTACATATCAACAATGTCTTTCTGACTTTTACCCCGGAATTTCTCGGGAAGTTCATATTCAACTTCAGGTGCTTCAACCTCGGTTTCTACCTCGGTATCAAACTCTGCAACACTACCTTCTACTTCAGGATCAACAATATTTACCATAGTTTCCTCCGTCCTTATGGATTGTGGAGTTAATAAAACGGTACTGGACCAATTGGTTATTGGTTATCCATTACCTCTTTTGTAGCATCTTCCAAATTAATAATCATTTGGAGGATACTTAATTGACCTTTAACAAAGTAAAGATCATTTTCATTTTGAATAGACTGAACATCATTAAGGTTCATGGAAAGAGTTTCTAGTTCACCAACTAGGTCGTTCCAGCCTTCCTGTTCAAATAGGTTTAGCCTATCCTTAAAGAAATCGTTATCGTTCTTACCCATTATTATACACCACTCTTACGTGCATTGGCAAGATTGAGGATGGCCTTACTCTGAATGAGTTCCATTTCAGGAATATTACGCATCGTCTCACTACGTGTGTTCTCAATATCCACTGCTTGCTTCTGTAGATCCAACATCTTCTTCTGCATATCCAGTAGCTTTTCTTGCTGTTTAACATCACTGGGCATCTTTTCTGCAGCCTCGGCCATAAGCTTCTGAGCCTTGGCCTGAGTCTCTGCAATATCAGCCTGTGCTTGCTGCATAGCCAACTGCAACTGGATCTGTTGAATCTGTGCAGCCTGTTGATCAGGCGGGGCCATGAGCATTTGCAGTAGTTCATCCCTTGCAGGTACGCTACTGGCTTCAAGTACACCGGCAACCAGTGCCTTATGTGCAGGACTATCCGGAGGAATTACAGACAGGAGTTGTACCATCTGAGTCATCTCCAGTTCCTTGGCCATAATACCCATCGTAGACTGAGGAATAAACTTGTAATCCATCACAGGGTAACGCTGTGGGTCAAACTGAATCTTCCGATTAATAATCTTTTCCAACATTGGGATGAGGAAGTTATTTTGGAAGTTCATGAGTGTACGCTTCTGGCGTTTAATGGATGCAGCCTGCATCATACTCATGCCACTGGCCGTATTGTTCCTTGGGATACTTGCAGTTGAGGTGGCATTGTCAAATGCACCCGTTGCCATACTCAGCATACGCTCCAGTTCTGCTGACTCAGTAAACGTGTGGGCTTGCAGTTGTCCAAAATTCATTGGACGCAGCACAGTTGCAGGGTCTCCATTGGTTAGAATGGTCTTACCCGGCTTAACTTCCAGCTTAGCACCACGTGGAATGCGGGTAGCATCAATACCCATCATCGGATGAGTGGTCAATGCCAGTGCATCAATACGGCTACGCAGTTCAGCATCCAATGCCTTCTGCATATTGTAGCCTTTCTCTGCAACTCCACGTCCCCAGAACTTACCGGGTACCCTGTCATGCTGATAATTAATGAAAGGACGGTCCTTCATCATGAATGGGTTTTCAATTACACGGAGAACAGTGGAATCATTTGCAATAGTTACTACTGCTTCCACCAATTCGTCGTCCTCATAATCAAATTCACCAAAGTCCTCGGACTTCTTCATGAATTTCTTGGGAATACGGCCCCAGTATTCAGTGATCTTTACTTGATCGTCCTCTTCCTCTACTCCTGATTCAAAATCATAATCAGAATCAATGTCAGAATAGCTGCCAATAGGTACATCGTCATAGATTCCATCCTTGATAGCCTCCACAATGCTGTATCTTGGCTTAATCATCTCGGTTGCTACCCCGAGAGCGTCCTTAATCGTGGTAGCTACAGGGTCAATTAGGAATTCCATAGGGGAAACTGGTTCAACCTTGACGCAAATGTAGGGAACTTCCTGCACTACACGCTGAGTAGCCATTGTACCCGGGATTGGCTGCTCAATTGGGTACCGTTCAGTCTTTTCTTCTACCAGAATCTTACCAATACCGGTGCCATAGAGGGCTGCATTAAGGAAAATCTCCGCCATTGCGTCCTTAATACCTTCTTTTTCAAGATCTTCCTTCAATAATTTACGAACATAGGACGCATCACCCGGAGTTTGGTCCAACATATCGTCCCTGAGGTCAAACCACTGCTCAGATCCGAAGGTTGCCTCTTCAATTTCCGCTACAGTTGCTTCAATTGCTTGCTGAAGTGCAGGGGAAATCAGCTTTGAATTCTCTGAATCACGAGTTTTGTCACTGGGATCATACACTCCACGCCACAGTCGGTAATATTCTTCCCATTTTTCTTGATAATTAGTGTCCCGGTGGGTTCTCCACTCCTCCACACGGTCATTAACCCATGAAGCAAGGGCATTGTATCCGAGGTATTCAGTATCCTGCTGTGGCATCTAGTGGCTCCCAGTCATCTAATTCAATATCGTTAATGAAATCTGCTACAGAAACTTGATCAATGTAGGCAAGTGCATCCAGTAGATCATCATGTGAACGGCTATTTGGAAAGTCCATCATTTGATTTATGAAGTGACGGTTCCAAAAGCCATAATTAAACTGTATTTTACCATGTTCCAGCCTTCCTTGTAAGGCCCAAGTAATACGGTCAGTTTTTTTCTTACCACCATGGCTTACGTCATCAATAACAATCCACTGTCCACGGACTCTCATGAGGTCTGATAGATAGGGCATGAGTGCATTCTTGAGACTACCTGCCTCAATACCCACTGACGTAACTTCATGTTCAATGGCAGTATCCAGAATTCTTTCGGCAGTCTCTTTAATGTTCCATCTCCCGTGCTGGATCTCCTTTACCCACCACTTATCTTCATATACCTTAACCAAGGCAATGGCTGTTTCATCCAGCTTACTGCCCTTAACTCCACGTTCTTTCATCACTTGCTCAAACCCTGCAGGGTCCACTGCAATTACGTACCTACCCTCATCCGGTTCTTCCTCGTTAACTACAAACCATTCTTCCTTGAAAATACCACCATTGAAGGATTCAAAGGAGGCTTCAAACTCTTGACGGAAGGCTTGGGTGGACATGGATTTACGAGCAGCTTCAATTTCTGCAGGATCAAGTAGGGGATTGTCTGTACTATTATAACTAAACTGTTCCCACTCCGGATCATCCCCACCTGCATATTGCCATAACTCATAGAAGTGGTTCTTGCCATCGGGAGTACCGATAAATAATGCACTACCCTTCACGTCTGCCAATGTAGGACGAAGGATTAATTCCCATACACTGGGTTTCATGGAGGCATATTCATCCAATACCACGTACCTGAGACCTACACCACGGAGAGTATCAGGACGGTCAGACCCCTTAAGAAATATCTTTCTATCATTAATTAATGTAATAGTGGCAGTATTTTCATGGGTGGACTTAATTAAATCCTTCCCCAATTCCTTCAATGGCCCCCACATGATGTCCTTGGCCTGCTGGAAAGTAGGGGCTACGTAGAATACATCCTTGTCCTTGGACTTTAATCCTTCCATTAGAAGTACCCATGCCGCTAGTCTGGATTTACCGAACCTTCGTCCTGCAGCCACTACCTTGAAACGGGCTTCGGACTTGAAGATCTCAAGCTGTGCCGGGTGTAGTTCTACTTTAATTTCTGGCATAGCTTATTTCAGTCATGTGCATTAGAATGTGCAAAATATGCACATTTCTTTGCATTAATGTACAATTACTGTTTACCTTCCCGGATACGGATAGCTGCTCCTTGTTTAGCTGCTTTCTCCTTGGAGGCATAACACTTACCGGATTTACCCCACTTGTACCCCATCTTCCCATTTGGTAGTTTACATTTCATAATAGGCATGATGTTTCCTTATTTAAAAAACTTAACCCCGTTCGGGAATATTTTATCTAAATTTACTAGATTTAATTAATAATCTTCCCGATCGGGTTAAACTTCCAGAGTACTCTGGTATTTAAAAATCTCCATCCTCTGATTCTACTATCTCAGCATCCACGATCCCAATTTGGGATACATTATACCCATTTTGGGATATAGCTTTAGTTGCAGCTTGTCCAATAGATTCTACCACAATATTAATTGCCATATCTTGGTTTTCATGTTTAACCTCAATGGCTTTCTGGGCAGGTACAATACGATCCATACACATCTTCAGACAAGTAACGTCACCCTCAAGAGCCTTCT